ATCTTCTCCTGTTCGAGCAGTTCCTTCGAGTTTGCGAGCTGGGTCTGTGATTCGGTTCCCTCCTGCTGTGACTGCAGTACCTGGTCAATATATTCCAGCATTTTGTCCCTGCCTTTGAGCGGAGCATTTTCTATGAGAGTTCTCACATCAACAAAGGCTGGATTGATCTGACCGATAACATTTATCATTGCCAGCATTTTCTCAAAATTCTCTTCTTTCGCTGTTACGTTGTCCTCACCTTCATCCAGTTCAACGTATAAGGACGCATTTGTCACATTGTTGAGTATTTCACCAGCCCAGGCAAGGTTTGCTATGACATCCATAAAAGCACCGCCTTCTGGCTTGATTTTAAGGATTCTGTCGTATTCCGAATAAACAAAGCCAAAGTTATCAACAAAGTCCTTTGCGATGGTTTTTCTGAGATTTGCCAGGGCTTTGTAATATGGATTGATGGCAGCAGCGGCTCTTTCTATCTTTTTCTGGAAGAGCACTCCCGATTCACCGGATCTGCCAGTTTCCCCTTTCATTGCTTCGCTCACAAGCGACACTCTCTGAGCGTACTGCACAGAGTTTTCGGTATTTAACATTATATCCGGCGGTATAGTTCCGGGAGAAAGTCTTTGGGGGATGATCTGCGGATTATTCAACTCGTAGACTTGGTTGGGTTGGTTGCCTTTTGTTTTCAGGCGTTTGATAGTTTCTTTCTCTCTTTTGTCAATAAACACACCGCCGGAAATTATTTGAGTTACATAGTCTCTTACCTGTGATTTCCCCTTGTTCACATCGTCCTGCACATCCATAAGAAGATCCACAAGTGCAGTTGACTCACACGCCTGTGTTGTCAGGTTATAGCTGAATATGGGGAATACATCAAAATTAGCAACAGGTGATGAGCTGTCTTCGTCCATAACGACAACATTGCTGAAATAAGGGATAATTGTTGTTATGTGTATTTTCTCTTCATCATACTCACGGATTCTCATAAGAGAATTATTTTGTTTCTTTGCCACCCTGAAATCGCCTGGTGTCATATCAAAGTATCCTTCACCGCCATCCCAGACCTTGTACATCTTCCGATATACTCTTTCCTGCATTTCAAGGACTTTATACCTGTCGTTTTCTTTGTCGTAGTCTTTTGATGATCCTGTGGAATATTCGCTGTCTTTAAATCTTTTAAAGAAGGAAGAGAGCTGGTTCCACCAGCCTGCTTTTTCTTCGCCTTCCTTCAGGGTTGAATATGGAATTTCATATTTTTCAGCCAGCACATCAAGGGGATCCCAACCTTCCTTGATCACCCAGCGACAGTTTTTCAGGTTATAATCAAATGTTTTCGTTTCAGGATCCAGATATACCCTCATACTGTCTGCAACAGCATATTCAAAGTCAAGATAACCTTCTTTGTTAACGACAAAAGACCTCTCTATCCATCCCCCCATCTTCATTATGAGAGCATCCATAAAGACTGTCTGCAACTTCTCTTCCATATCCTGTTCATCGTTAATCGCATTCCACCTGCCCTGGATTACATCAACAGAATCAACAGAGTCAAGGGTTGTAGGAACAAATCTTGCTCTTTTTCTGTTCAGCTGTTCATTTCCCATCAGGGTTGAGATGATGGGCATAATTATATTATATTTCAGGGCTGGCTTTTTATGCTTTTCAGCATTTGTCTTGTCAAGACTTGACCAGGAATCATTATTGACATATCTCATAGCCTTCTCAGAGTCTTCCCTTGACTGTGCAAAGGCATCCTGTGAATGTCTGTAAGCCTTCAGGATCTTATCGGCTTTCCCCATTCCTCCGCCTGCACCTCCAGAGCCTCCAGATCCCTGAGTCTTGTTCCCTTCATCTGCAAGAGTCCAAGAGGTGGTACTATTCCATGTACTTGAAAGTGCTATGCTGACATCCAGCTTCCTGCCGTAGCGGTATTCGGCTCACCGGTTAATATTTTCTCTCTCCAACCCTTCACTTCTTTTTCTGCATCAAATACACCAGGAAGGAGCTCCATACACAGATACCTTGCACTGTCATAAGCATGATCCTCAGCGGATGAATCAACATCTTCAGGATCATTCTCAGCAGAGGGAAGGTTTGGAATTGTATCTATGCAGTAATTGCAATTATCTGTAAATCTTAATCTTGGCAAGCCACTTTCATCAACTCTCAAGGCTTCATACATCACTTTAGCTCCTGCTTTCCTGTCATTATTGCCTTTTGTGAGATAAATGCCTGCATCAGCATAAAAAAGCTGTGGCGAGTATAAAGTTCCCTTCTTTTCGCTTGTTTTAGCCCAGTACGCAGGATCTGAGATCTCATTTGTGAAATCTCTTGGTTTCAGTCCAAATTTCTTTTTTGTGTACTTGTTAACGTGCCTTACCTGTTGGCTTGCAGACATTCCTGTTTCGACTATTTCATCAAAGATAATTATGTTTTCATCACGGTCTACCGCCGCAAACAGGCATACGAAGGGAGCTTTTGTCCCATAATCGTAAGCTCTGTACAGAGTGTGTGTTTTTTCGGTAAAATGTTTGCCGTACTTGAAGTTTCCCTGCGAAAGAACATGATGAACTATGTTCCATTGGTCAAAAAACATACCTGCAAATACATCCCACCTGCCTTCAAGCCACATTGCCCTGAGCATCGGGTTTAAATTTTTAAGCTGTTTTACATATTTCTTGTCATTTTTTATGAGAGTTGGGTTATCAAACACGGTTGCAGGGATAAACTGCCTTGTAATCCCTTCATTGTCAACATAAGGCTTCCCTGTCTTCTGTGGCTGATACCAGATGTCATATTCTTCATTGTAAATCTTTTCTCCATCAGCAATAGGCGGACATTTCTCAACAAACCTGTGTTTCAGCCAGGTGTGTCCAACATTACCAGGATTGGATGTAAGGCATACTTGGGGCTTTAATTCCTTGTTGTCGGTTCTTACAGAGGTTGCAATCTCAAGGATCCAGCTTTCAGGGAACTGGTTTGCCTCATCAACACCAACAAAGTTGTAGTTACCGCCAATATAGTTGTCTTTTGCCTTGGAGTCTTTTAAATGTACAAGATAAACCTTCGCTCCTGATGGGAATAAATAACACTTGTTTCTCTCCTGCCAGATCGCATCATAAAGCTTATATAACTTATCGCATTCTGGTTTCAGGTTTCTTTCAAGCTGCGGGAATGTTCTTCTTATGAGAAGAGCAACATAATCAGGATAGTCAATGGAGATTTTATCAACGATAGTCTTAACATCCTTGCCTTCTGACCTGTAAGTGCTTACATAACTGTTTCTTAGGGTCTTCCCCTCATATTCGTAATGCCATATGCGTGGTGTAAGTGCAGCTTTCCAGGCAAGGGTAAACGATTTCCCACCCCCTCTTGCTCCTCCATAAAATACCCAGTCTGCAGTCGTTTTTAAAAACTCCGTCTGCTTCCCAGTGTGAGGGCTGAAATTCGCCGTTTTAGATATATTTAACAATTAAATCATAGTATGTGGTTCAATCAATGTACATATTAAAAAAATAATTTGTCAATCAAAAATAGTTGACTTTGATTCAATTAGTTCTTTTTTGACAAGGTAAGCTTTCTTTTTCTCTGTGTCTCCATCTCCTACAAACTGCACTGGGTAGAGATTATTATCCTTAATGATATTTTTTAATTCACCTGGTGTAATAAACAACATTCTTCCATCGAAAAAAACCCACCAGGTCGCTTTTGTAACGCTCAACGCTGAAGGAGTACCTACAGGCATTTCGACCTCAACAACAAAATTCCCGGTATCATTGCTCATGGTATCAGATTTCACCTCAACTGTGGTTTTAATCTCTGGAATGTTTATATCATAGAATTTATTATATTCCCTGTCAATGTAAGCACCTGGGTATTTGTTTTTAATTTTTTTAAGAACTAAAACCTCAGCATATCTTCCGAATTTAAGACTGTTCTTGAATTGCATTATTTAGTTCAGTTTTCAAGAACTCAACCACATTCGGATATCTGAAGATGTCATCGTAGTTTTTCCTCATTTTTTCAAACTGAAGCACATTTCCCCATTCATCAAAATACTTCGGTACGCCCACCGGTGCAAAAGAACATTTACAGGCATACATCCTGATGTAGTGCTTACCCATACTGAGTTCCTCTGGATCGTGCAGATAGGGCATATAGCCTGTATCACAGCAATAGTAACAGATAACCTTGCCTGGATCTAAATAACCTCCCTGTGAGGTTCTTTTGTTGATAAGAGCACTGTTAAGCCTTGCTAATGGCGGAAAGGTAGTATCATTCTGGATTGAGTTTTCAATGATGGCTTCAGCATAAAAACCAGCTTTATCTACCCACTCCAGGTATATTCTTTTTTGTCCATCAGACATTCTTTTACCAAAGGCATCTGATAGCCTCTTAACTATTTCATTGACTTTCATTTTATTTCCCCTTTTTCAGTTTTATTCTGTATTTTCTTCTTGCTTTTTTTAAATTATTGACTTTAAGTATTTTTCCATCCTCATTTTTATCGTCTTCAAGATCAATATGCGTGTAATGAGTTAGTTGCTCCTCATTTTTGGGCATTTTCTTCCTGTTGATAAAATCAATGAATTGCGATGCTCTCATAAGTCCTCTGTCCAGTCTTTTTCTCTTTCAATAACAATTCCATTCCATATATGACCATCGCTGTCTTCCATCTCTCTCACCACAATATCAACTTCCTCACCGAAATCCCACCCTGCTTCTTTCCATATTTCAGATGGTATGTTTATCACTTTACTTTCTGTACTTCTTAGTATTACTTTCATTATTTCCCCTTTTTTATGAGTTTATCCACTAACTTCTTGACTATGTACAATACTGAAATTATTACAACAATCGTTACACCATCCAGAATGTGACTACCGGAATCCGACTCTATCGCTCCCATTGGTGTCTCAATTCGTACTGACGGTTGTAGTTGTGGTTCATTTGGCTGCATTACCTCTCCTTTAAGGCGTTCCCTATATGTGTTATATCTAATAACCTTCCTGCTTCTTCTATTAAGTCATTAAACCTATTAAATGCCTCATATAATCCCTCAATCTTGTTTGGGACATTCTGGTCATAATCATCCATAAAAGACCAGCGTATATTCTGAGATAATCCATCAATACTTTTAGAGTGCCCATCTATCGCATCTGCTATTTTAAGTATTGCTTCTGCTATTTCATTTTCTGCTTTATTCATTTCAACAACCCCATTTCTTTTGCTATTCTTTCCATTGAATCCTCCTTTGGCTCAAACTGATGAAACCTGTCTCCAAAAAAGAACTTCATCGGAACACGGTTCTCTATCCTGCCCTCACGCAACTGTTTGTTCATTTCATCACAGAAAGGCTTCCATTCTTCCAAATCTTGATAATCTAAAGCTTCCTGTAAATACTTCCGCTCATTTAAAGTTGGTGCTTTTCCATTTAACTCATCTTTACTGTAATAATATTTATATAGCTTTATTGTATTTGTATTTTTACTTATATCTTTACTTATATTTTTATTTGTTTTTTTATTTAAGGGTATGGGAGGACTATGGGAGGTGCTTGTATAGTCTATCGATACCCTATCGATACCCTTAGCATACCCTTTGGATACCCTTTCATATAAATTATGCTTCTTTAATAGCTTTATATATGACCTGTAGGGTGCAGATGTCTCCTTCAATTCCCCCCAATGGAAGTCTACAAAGTCCTTTACCCACCATTTACCATTATCAAGTATCTCTATGTTCTTACTGCACTTCTTCTGTAAGTCGTCCCAGTTAATCTTCGTGCCTATCAATATGTCAGCTAATACCTTATTGTGATTCAATACGCCTACATTGTCACACTTCGTTAATATCCAGATCATTGCAAGCTTCTCCTGGGTCTCTAAATTCATGAACCACTCCTTCTCCCAGATCTCTGTGTCTACAAACCTCTTTCCCATCGTATCTATCTCCCCTTATACTGGTTAAGCCACTTCTTTACCTTTGTCCAACTATACCTTATAGTACGCTCATGCTTTATCTCTACAGGCATACCCTCCTTCCTCCACTTGTAAACAGCCTGCCTGGTAACTCCAAGCCTGCTGCATAACTCTATTGTGCTTATTAAGCTATTTTCCATCTTTTCCCCTTGCCTTTCTGGCTTCTATTATCTCTACTATATCCCTTAAACACTGTCGAGGACTTGAATACTTACCAACCCCCTTGTTCTTGAATTGGGCAAAGTTAATTAAAATAGACTCTATCTTATTAAAGTCAGCATCGTATTCACCGATAGCGTTCTTGAATACCGTTCCCCATTTGTCTACGATCTTCTTGACTTCCTCCTGGTGTCTCTTTTTTGTCATTAAAAACATTGTTAATTCCTCTATTTGGTTTACCTAACCTAATATTTAAGTGTAATCTATGTCAACTTAATTATTTACCATTGTGATGTGAGAGTGGCATATAGTATATATACGACCCCCGCCCCCGCAGTGTGGGTGGGTGTGCGTGTGTGCGAATGATCAGCGGAAGGGGGGAGCGAAGCCGTGCAGATCAGCGGAAGGAGGGAGAAGTCAAGAGAGTGAGCAAGGGCAGGAGGGCAGGTAACATTCTCTGTATTATGTTACATTCAAGCGGTTCAAGTGTGCAAGGATGGGCAGAGATCCGCACCAATCGGCGATGGATAACCAAGTGAGCCAACACCCAAATACACCCTATACCTACACAAGCCAAGTATTAAGTTATGTTGATTAAGGCACAACCTTGAGCGTCAAATATGAGCCAAAGCACCAAAAACACATAAAACAGGGGTAGAAGGTAACATTTCCAAAAAACAGTTGCTTTTGATAGTTTACTTATATTACATTGACACCAACAATGAATAAGGGAGATAAACAAATGGACACAGGAAAAGAGGCAAGAGAGTATTTTGAACACAACCCAGAAACCCCCAGAGTTCATTTTATAATGGTAACAGATGAGGACTATGATCTCTTGGTAGAGGAAGGGATAGTTGATGTAAATATATGTGATACGGTAGAGAATGAGAGGGTAAACTAATGGAAAGAATAACAATTAAACAGATTGAAAGAAAGATTGACTACTTGAATGAAATCACAGGCAACCCTTCAGAGCCTTATACTTGGAATGAGGAGGAGAAGAAGACCGTGAGTAATGCAGGGTGTTATTACTGGGGTGGTGCTTATGGTGGTTATAAATTAGAACAGATTTGTGAGGGTGGCGGTTCAAGTGATCCTATTTATACAGGATTTGTACCAAAGAGGGAATTGTATAATAAAATCTGTGCATTTGTAAGAGGGATTGAGGAAGGACTTGAACAGGGGGGAAAGCTTGAGAATATCACAACCTACGGAAAAGAGGAGTTATTTCTAAGGGTGGAGAACACCGAGGATTTGTACGGTCTTGAGTG